AGCTGACTTTGGGCGCGTAGAAGGACGGGATGCGGAAACTGCGATCGCTGAGAAGCGCGTTCGGGTTGTGGTGGACAGCTTGCAGTTTGGAAAGCATGCCGGGTTTGTCGTCGTCGTGGATCTCGCAGCCGTTTTTCGGGCAGATGTAGCGGATGGTTTCGCGAACGCGTGGGATGTCCCAAGAGCCATCGGCGCGGCGGGCATCGGGGCTCCAGACGAGGGAACGGTAGTGCTCGGAAACGGCGCGCTCCTGTTCTTCCTCAAGCGTGGTTTCCATCTCATCCTCGGGGACGGTTTCACCGTTTTTGCGGATCTCGAACTCAAAGGGGAAGTAGTGCCCGCAGTGAGGGCAGGGGACGTGGAAGTGCGTCTGCGTGCCGCGCAGGTAGGTGATCCAAGCGAGGTGATTCGGCGTGTTTGGCGTGAAGTCCATCATCTGGAGCTCCAAGCCGCGGAATTCCTTGGTGCGCTCGAAGGCGAGCTTGATGGGGTGCGCTTCGGGTGCCTGGTCGCGCTCGTGGTGGACGATCTTGGCGGCCTCGCAGATGTAAACGATGCGCTGCGTGCTGCCGCTGGTGCTTGTGTCGGAGTTGATGCCCTCAAACACGATGAATCCGCCGCTCATTTGCATGGCGAGTTTGCGGAAGTTGTGCGCATCGAACGGCTTGTGGATGCGGAGGCAGTGATTGGCCTCGATGAGCGCGGCGAGACGTTTGTCGGAGATTTCGACGCGGAGCCAGTCTTCGGAGTTGCCGAGGATGAGCGTGGGGCCGGGGGCGTGCGGGATGCGGTAGGCCAGAATGAGGATGCAGCAGGTCGTTTTGCCGGTCTGCGAGCCGCCGGTGACGGTGAGGGAGCGGACGCCGCTCTGCGGATGCCCACACGCCAGAATTTCGCGCATATACGGGCGTCGCTCCGTGCTGAATGGTCCCGGCGATGCGGGGGCCATGGCGGCGGGCAGGACGAGATTCGACTCGGCCCAGTCCACGACGGGCGGGTCGGTGGTGAATTGGAAATCCCCGCGGACGATGTCGGCGATGAGGCTCATGCGGATTTGAGCGAGGGAGCGAGACCGGCGAGGCCTTCGAGCATGCGCTCCACGGCGGGCATGAAGCGCTGCGTGAGCCACTGCTGCGCACCGGCGATGGCTTGCTGCTGGTTGCCGGGATTGACGAGGGGCGCGAGTTCGGGCGGGGCGTTACGCATGAGCGAGGTGACCGGTAGGAGGAACTCGGAGCGGAAGGCGTGGAATTCATTCACCGGGATCAGCCGACGTGCGTCGATTTGCCACGACTGGTGCTTGGCGAAGGCGTCGTTGTAGGCTTTGCGCAGGTCGATGAGGATTTTGGCGTGCATCAGCATCATCGGGTGGTCTGCCGGGATGGGTTTGCCCATGCGATCAACGCCGCCACCGCGGCAGGCGTTCCACTGCCGGTAGTGCTCGCGCCACATCGTCCAGGCGGCTTTGAGCATGCGGCCGGTCTCGGAGAGGTTTTCGTCGTCGATGCCGACTTCCGGCGGAGCGGCCGGCGGTCCAAGAGCAGACATCGGCGCATCCACTGGCAAGGGCGCAACATCGACGGGTGCCTTGACCATGGCATCCCCGACTACCCCACGCGTGAACCGCTGGAAGTCGTCGGTGTTTTGCGCCGCATGCCGCTGCGCAGTGCGGACAGTTGCCCCGATGCTCTCGGCGTAAGCCTTGATCACCGCAGCAGACCATCCATGTGTCGCAGTCCTTCCCATTGTCGCAATTTGCGATTTGCGACGTGTCAAAGCCCAAAGCGACACACTCAGCGCGCCCGCATGTCGTTTTGCCAGTGACGCGACACTATTTCCCCCTGCGTGTAGACAATAAACCCCAAGGCACCCCACCCCCCAAAGGAGACTCCTTACCCCCCCACCCGCCTACCTACCCAGCTACCCGGCAACCAAATCACCCTTGACTCTAAACGGTGACGCATCAGTTCATAAGGTGACGGCATCAGCGTCACCGTGGAACATTTGTATGGGAAGCGTAGAACTTAAACAGTGACGGAGTGACGATCTAAAACCACCCTTTATCTCCAATTCTATACATAGAGACAGAAACGCCGCTTGAATACTGAATGCCAACAAAGAGCACGTCACCGCGTCACCAAATGCGTTCCCCATTGTCATGTTAGACGTTCCACGGTGACGGAGTGACGTTTTAAAAGCCGTCACCGCATCGTCACCAAGCCGCATTTCCAATCTTAGCGCCAATCGTGGGCGCAATTCATGCAGCATCACTCGCTCGGTGGAGCGATGACCCAACCCTTCCAGTGTTTTGTGTCCTTCTTATCCAACCGCGTGCCGCGGATCATATCATCGTCATGCAACCTGCCTAGCAGTGTGGCGCACTTGCTACTGTGTTGGAAAAGTTTCTTGGCCATGGTTGCGACGTTGCAGACGTAGCCAGCTTCGCCTGTCAAAAGCATCTGCAGCGTTTCCGCGCGACCCCACCACACATTCAACCGCTCACCCGTGCGCGGATTCGTCAGCTCCTTATCTCCTGGCAAATCCCACAGCACCGCGTTTGTCACACTCACCGACTGCTCATCGTCTGGCGACCACCCACCCTTCGTGGTAAAAGTCGCCATATCGATCAGCCTCAGCAGTTCCGCATGTGGCGTGTCATCGAACAGCCCCTCTTTAATCACCGGCGCATGATATTCCTTGAAGCCAAAGCGGGTTGCACTCCGGCCATCCCCATACCTCAGCATCTCCTCAGGGATCGTGAACTCATTGAGTAGCCAGTGCAGATAATGCGGCAGTTCCGCTGCCATCACCTCACGGAAGCGACGCTGACTCTCGATGCTATCCCGCTCGATGATCGGCAGCGCCACCTTACGGCAATGAAAAATCAGCACCTTATCGCCAAAATCGCCCGTGATGAGCGGCAGAGATCTCAGTTTATCCTTGTCATCGTTCACCGAAATCGTCAGCCTCCAGAAGGGCGACACCGTGCAGGGCTCGGTCCTCATCAAACGCATGCGCTGCGCCGGATTCGCCACGACCTGCTTGATCTTCTCCGCCAGGCTCGTGCGATCTACCGTGCGCTGACTCGGCATAGGGATCTCCGATAGCATCAAGTGCTCCGCCGCGAAAACATCCCCGTTAAACTCATCACTCTCAAACAAAAACTTCGCCGGATCGGCAAAGCGACCATAGCCACCCAGCAGCGGAGTAATGATCTGTTCTTGCAGTCGATTCTTCCCGCAACCCGCAGGCCCGGTCAAAATCAGCGCATGCCCCGCACGCCAATGCCCAGGTTCACCCTCACGGATCGCCTGCGCCGCCACCTTGCACCACGCGTGAAAATAAACACTCTGATCGATGCCACTGCCATCTTGCGTCCGGTCCAGCAGCCCCTCGATGAGTTGCCGCATGTGCGGCCACTCACCCGGAGTAGGCTCCACCATTTGCGGCTCATGCTTCACCAGCACCTTCTCGCCGCTATCGAGTTGATGGATGCCACTCATATAGCCTGGCAGACTTGGCAGCACCCCATCCAGCGCCCGCTCACGGCGAGCATGCAGCAGCACTTGCTTGCTCTCACTCAGCATCTCATTCTCACGCGCCTTGATCGCGATCATCCGTCCTGGCAGCGCACGCATCGCATCCACCACCGCATCCTTCGTCCACTGCGCCCAGCGACCATCCGGCCCACGCATCACAAAGGCATCGCCCCGCTCATGATTCCAAAAAAGCGACAGCTCCTCACACACCGCCCCCGCATCGAAAACACGCGGAGCCACTGCGCCACCAGCCTCAAAGGATGCCGGCACATCATCAGCATGCTTCTTCACGCGACCACGCCGCGGGTTGGGTTCTGAGTTTTTCTTCTTGGATCGGGTTGCCACAGTCTGTTTCTCTTTTTAAAAATTGCCTGTCGGGTTGCTCACTTACCCATCTGTCATTTTAAAAATCCCAACATCGAAACGCCTCGCTCACCGCGTCCGATTCCGTCACCTCCAGCCCGCACTTCGCCAGATCGTTCAGATCCTTCACCGGCGTTCCATCCGCCATGATCAGCCCAGGCGTCTCGATGCGCACCGCTGCGCCATCGATCTCCCGCCTGCCCCACCTCGCGATATCATCCGGCACATACACCGGCCCCACGCAAAACGTCTCCACCGCCGCCCCAGCCTCCGTCAGCTGCTCGGTCCATCGCACCGCTGCCTCCATCCCTGGCATCGATCGTTTTTTAAGGGGAGCGCGCACACTCGTATCCGCATCATTCACCGGCACCCCATCCTTGAGTGGATCCGCATCCACCATGATCCTCACCCTCTTGCCACGGAAATACGGAAGTGAATCCTCATGCATCCGATTGCCAGCACCCAGCATGCACACCACCGTCACGCGATCCAGCATCCCGTGACGCGCGAGGAAATGATACCCAGCCAGCATATCCGGCCCACCCTCCACCAGCAGCACCGCGCATCGGTTCCCCATCGTCGATGCACCTAGCGGCCACGACTTCCCCCGCGTGCTCCAGCTCTTGATCCCAGCCCCCTCACGCACCGGATACAGCGCATTGTCCAGCCTGCGAAACTCCGCCACGCGACGCGTCGCATCGATCGCGCACCAGCTTCCAAACGTCTCCGCCGCCACGCAATTCGCATGCTCCACAGCGCACCCATTTTTCCCATGCACCTCACAGCGCGGCAGCCATTTCCCATTAGTACGACGATACAGCGGCCACCCATTCACCGGCACCGCCACTCGACCATGCACACGCCCAGCCATCCACACCGCCTCAGCATCCAATGAGCGATGCAGCGCAATCATGGCAGCCTCTTCCTCTCGCAGGTGACGCAGTGGCGGCAGTTCCGGCAGCAGTGACGCCTCATCAAGCCGCCTTTCCGGCTGCCTCGCCACCGGTCGTTCCTTGCGCGGCCCCTGCGCAATCCCATCGCCCAGGCTCACACCCGCCTCACGCGCCAGCTCCTCCACCGCCTGCTTAAAGTCGCAATGCCGCACCTCCATCCAAAACGCAATCACATCCCCCGTCCACCCGCAGCCAAAGCACTTAAACCGACTCCGAAAAGAACCGCCACCACCGATGTGGAAACTCGCCGACTTCTCCGCATGAAACGGACACGGAGCAGTGAAGTGTCCCTCCTTCACCCGCTTCATACCTCCCACCTGGCACCACTCCGCGCACTGGATCGCATCCACGCGATCCAGCACTTCGAGTTTAATGTCTTCGAGGTCTCTCATCGGTTCTCAGTTCTCAGTTTCCTGTAGATCACTTTACCTGCACGCCCAGCGACTCCTCCACCACATGCAAAGCATCCTCATCCGGTGGCTCGCACAGTGCCAGCGCCACACAGGCCAACAAACACCACCGCAGCCCCTTCCGCTTAACCTCATCCCGGTTCAGCTCACCCATGATCGAGGCATACGCATCAGCCGGCAGACGATCCGCGATATCACGCCACACGATCTCCATCAGCGATTCCCACAGCGCATTCTGCATCGCCGACTCAGGCCGCAGCATCAGCGCCCCGTGAATCTTCCGCCAGCGCACCTCATCGAATGCCACAGGCACCTCCGCAGACAATTCCAAATCGTCCACCTCAGGCACCTCCGCAGTTACCGTAGCATCCACACGCTCAGGCATCGCATCGCTCGGCTTAGCCAGCACTTTGCGTGTCTCACCTTTGCCACGCAGCACCCGCTCCGCGCTCGTCGAATCCGCATCCTTCACCGCGCTCAGCTTCACCAGGCACAGATGCTTCTCCACGCGTGCCGCAGCAGGGGCCAAATGCCATGGCACACCCAAATCGTGAGCCAGTTTCCCCCACGTCATCGGCTCACCCGGATTCAGCATCAGTGCATCCTCGATGTATTCATCCCACATCATATAAGATCCCACCGGCACCGCCTCACTCATCACGAATTGCTCACGATCCTCCCACGCCACCACATCGATGCGATCTGCCTCCCAACCCTGCCCAATCAGCTTACGCTTGATCTTCGGTGCCAGCACCACCCACTCCTTCCGCCAGCGCTCAGGCTTGAGAAACTGGTTCTCGATAAACACCCGCGCCTGCCCCTCCGTCATCGGCTCCTGCGTGATCGGATTGTTCAGCACCCCATCCATCGCCAGCTCCATTTGATCCTTCGAAAGCTGCCTCATTAGTCCCGCCGTCCCCAGCGCCAGCTTCCCCTTATACACCGCCTCCTGCACCCGATGCGGCAGCGTCCCCAGATCGAGGTAAAGCTGCACCGTCTCCTCACTCCGATGCATCACACCGATCCACGCCTCACGCGTGATCCCCATCTGCATCGCCGTGCGTGAGGCCAGCGCCAATTCACGCGCATCAAAAGGATCGGAGCCATTCTGCAGCGTGATCAAATGCAGAAACGCCTCATTTTCATCAAAGCTCCACACCTTCGCCCACAGCGCCTCCACACCTAGCCGCTGCGCCGCCTCACGGCGTCGATGCCCCTGCATCAGCCGCAGCACTCCCTGCGCATCACGGAACACATGCACATCCTCCCGGATGCCCTCCATGCGCAGTTGCTCGGTGAAAGCCTCCATATCACGGAGATCTCCGCCTCGTGGGTTCCGCGCCCAGGGCTCGATCAGCTTCAAAGAAATCAGTTCTCTCTTCGGTTCGTTTTTATTCATAGGTTTCAAGTTTCACATTTTAGGTTTCAAGATTCAGTCCTGCAGCTCCGCGATGCGGCCCTGCGTTACTTGAATCGCTGTCTCTGTTTTCATGATATGGCTTCCTGGACCTGCACCAAGGCAACGCTGCCGAGATTCTCGTCGAAAACGATGCCATCACTGGTGTCCGGACCTCTCTCGGCATGATGATTTGGTTAAAGGTTTGCCATGCGAGCCGCACCACTGCCGGAACCTGTCCATTCCCGAGGCACCGCAATCGGTCCACCCGAGCGGCCACCCCATCAGCCACTCGACCCACGTTGGGTTCAGCGCTCCACCAGCTATCGCATTCAACGGCAGCGTATTCCGCTCCATCTGCGACGGCCCCCGGTTGTTGCTCGCATCCTGCACCGTTGGCGTTGGCCAGAGCTTGTAATGGCTGTTGGGATTGCCCCTCACCGCTTGGATCAAATCGCCGCGTCCACCTCTCTCCCCGTCGCTGCTGCGCACCGTCGGCCACATCCCCTTCGCCGCCGCCTTCACTTGCATATTCAGGTCCGTCAAACTCACGCCCATGGAGTTCCCGCGTGCCACAGATCGCCGCTTCCGCTCCAGAAACGCCTCCGGCTCCCCATTCGCCATCTGCGCACAGGGCGTTGCCCACATCGCCACCTGCCCCAGCAAGCTCGCCCGCTTGGAGCCATCGCGTTGATTGTGGTGCGTGCGACCATTCGCATCCTGCGCCGTCGGCGTCTGCCACGTCTCTTCGCCATCCCATGATCCAGATTCGTTTCCTTCGGTGTGGAGCTCCGGCATCATCAGCTCCCAGCACTCCCCAGATCGCATCATACCCCAGCGCCACCAGGTCCCCGAGAACTCTTCCAAGCCCCCGAACAGTGAGCATTGGCGAGTTCTCCACGAGCACGTAGCGCGGTCCCACCTCACCGATGATCCGGGCCATCTCCACCCACATCCCGCTTCGCTCCCCGTCGATTCCGGCTCCTTTGCCAGCGCAGGAAATGTCTTGGCAGGGAAACCCGCCAGAAACCACGTCAACACGGCCTCGCCATGCACCTCCGTCAAAGGTTCGCACGTCATCCCAGATGGGAAACGGCTCCAGGCAGCCGTCGTTTTGCCGTGCCACAAGCACGCTTGCGGCATAGGCATCCCACTCAACAGCGCACACGCAGCGCCATTTGAGGAGTTTGCCTCCAAGAATGCCACCACCAGCGCCCGCGAAAAGAGCCAGCTCATTCACGCCGCCTCCTTCCCATGCTCAGCGAGCCAGCGGCGGACCTGTGCTTTGTCACTGGCGACCATTTGCGGCCAGCCGGGCACGGCGCCCTCCCTTCCACCTTCACCGCGCTCGAAGGCCCCGCGGGCACTCCTGCCCGCTTTGGTGCATCCTTCTTCTTCCGATTCTGCTTCCCACGCATCGCCACGCTCAGCGCCTCCCGGCAGTGCGACCGCTTCATAAACCAAAACTCCCCCGTGCCCTTCCGCCCGCTCACCCGCTGCGCCCGATGCACCATCTCCAGCACGAGGCTCTGCATCGCCGCACTGATCGCACTGCGCTTATTCTGCGCCGTCAGTCCAATCGCCTCACCCATCGTCGAAAAACTCCGCGCAATCGGCGGCCTCACCGATTGATCTGGCACAAACGCATACACCAGGCACAGCGCCCTTTTGCCCACCTCCCGCTCACTCCAGCCACGAGCCGTCAGCATCTCCACCAACAGCCGACCGCTCACACTCTCCCACTCAATCGCCTCGCAGCGGCTCATCGCCGCACGCACCCTCTGCCAATCGGCGCGGCCATGCCAGAGATCCTCCGCCAGCAAATCCGGCGCCAGATGCGCCACCACCACCGCCAAGCGATCGCGGATCTCCCGCACCGTCGTCACACCACTCGTGATGGCCATCACCAGCGTGATCAGGCACCGCGCCCGCTCCAATCCATCCTGCCTCATTTCGCCGTCGGCAGTTTCTTCCGCCTCCATCAGCACCTCATCCGGTCCACGCACATGCAGCGCATCAAAGGCCATGTTAAAAGCCTCATGCTGCGCGATGTCGTGGTAGTCGTTTGTATAGGTATTCATAGTTATCACCTCACAGCAGCCAGCCCCAGCGCTCTTCCAGCCGACGCGCCTGCTCACGCATCCGCTCCTCACACGCCGTGATGATATTCGCACAGGCCTGCATACAGCTCCGTGCCGTCGCCAGCTCCAGCGCCACCGTCATCCGGTCCAGCTCCGTCAAAGAGCCGTGGCCCAGCAGCGCCTCCATCAGCGTCACCTGGTCAGCCCATTGCGCCATCTTCGCCCGTGCCGCCTCCATCTCATGCAGCGGATGATCCCGCACCGCCGAAAGGGCAGGGGCCTTATCTAAAGATGAAGCACTCATGCCGCCCTCCTTCTCTTCGAGGTGGCCGAGGCAAACGCCTCCGCCGCCAGCACCGCTGGCCGCGCATACAGCGCATGCCAGCCCCGCGTGCCCTTCATCGGCTCTAGGCCCCACTCCCGGCACTTCCGCGCCAGATTAAACAGTCGATCTGCAGGCTCATCACCCGCCACCTGCCACCGTGTGCACAGTTGCACCGCCGTCAGCGGTGCCGTCGCATCCGCCTCGCGCTTCAGGTCACGCACCTCCCCCAGCAGCACATCCAGCACACCCCGCAGCTCATGCATACCCCGGCTCATACTGTGCCCTCCTTTCCCATCTCAGCTTCACGCCGCCAGATCTCCAGTTGCCCTTCCACGCGACCCGCCAGCACACTGGAAACCACCAGCAGCGCCTGCGCCTCCGCATCATCCATCGAAAGACTCTGCACATCGCGCAGCGTCGCATCCATCCGCATCATCAGCACCACGCCCTTCGGCCCAGTGATCATCACCGTGTATTCAGTGCCACTCATGCGGCACCCCCTTCCACCAAAAGGTAAGCACCCCACAGCGCCAGCAGCAGGCACGTCATCGAGCTCAGCCGATCCCACAGCGTCTCATCCGTCACCATCCCTACCAGCGCATTCGTCGCATGGATTGCTACTAAAGTAGTCACATAAAAAGTCATACCCCTGCGCCCTCCTTTCCATCTGCCTTCGCGCAGATCGCCTGCACCTCCAGCAGCGTCGTCACAAACAAACGCAGCCCCACCTCCCGTCGCAGATACGCATCCAGCGCCACCAGATCCAGCCGATGCCGCGGCACGCACAACGCACGGATCTGTCGGCAGTGCAGCTCCGTAATCAAAGCCGAGCGCCGCGCAAACACCCCCATCAGCTCATGCATCCACGGCTCAGCCGAGCCACGCAGCTGCGTATTCATCTCACCCTCCACCGTCACCGGCAGACCATCCTCCTCATTCCAAGCCTCAGCAAAAATCGAGCGAGAAGCCAAAACACCCAGCGTCAGCAGCACTGAAGTGCCCAGCACACTCCACGCCACCCAATCCGGAAAACCCGCACGAATCACAGGCATCACCGGCTGAGACACCGCAGCGCCAAAAGCACCATACTTCTGCAGCCACAGACCATACAGCCACAGGCTAATCACCAGCAGAATCACAAAAATCCACAGCGCCAAAGACGCTGGGCGTTTCCATTTCGGGCTCCGCCTGCGCGGCCCCATGTATTGAACATTAAAACGATTCATCATAAAAAATCAGGGGTTAAAGGTTGAAACTTCCGTTTGAACAAAATGCCGACCATTCACCGTCAGCCGCGCTGGCATCGGATACCGGCCTCGTGAGATCCGCGCATACAGCGCACCAGGACTGATACCGAGACCCGCCGCCTCACCCGTCAGCCACACCTTCAGCGGCACACACCCCGCTGGCACCGGCATCGGCGACCGCGACGCCTGCTTCATCTCCACAGGCACGCCCATCGCCAGTCGCAACTTCCGCAGCCCCTGATCCACCAGCTGCTGCACCCAGGTATGGCTGCATCCCATCTGCGCCGCCACGACACGCTGCAAACGGCCAGCCATCACGCATTGCGTGATCACATACTGCTCCGCCACCTTCAGACCACGCAGCGCCTCCATCACCCTCACGTGCCGATCATCCGCCTCCCACACATCCTGCTCCGGCAGCGGCAGAGATTCCGCCAGCGGCCTCTCTCCATCTTTTAAAGGAGCATCCAGCCACACAAACGACACCGGCTTTCCCTCCGGAAAGCGGATCAAATGGCTCAGCCGAGCCACAAAGTTTCTCATCAAATTGTGCACCGCCTTGCCTCCAAAGGACAAAAACGACACCCCGCGCTCGACATCGAAATGCGCCGCCGCCCATACAAGGCCCAGACGGCCCTCCTGCATGAGATCATCCTCATGCATTTTCAGGTGCGGCAGCTTCGAGATCCACCGCTGCACCTGGCTGCGGAGAAAACGCTCATGCATCACCACCGACGTGGCCGCATCCAGTTGATCTTCTTTTTTGGTTGATAGACTCATCTTCTTCTTCTTTTTCTTCTTCTTTGTTGGGGTTAAAAAACCCGCTCCGTTGGGGCTCCCCCGATGGGGAAATCGTCAACCCCAGAGCCCCAACGGGCGGGAAGGGGTTAAGCCGCTAGGCAATCGACGGCATGCGCAGTTGGCGGCTGCGGCAGCGGCATCACAGATCTGCGCAGTCGCAGCGCCTCGATGAGCACCGTCTCAATCGGCACCTGCCGGGCCATCGCCTCCTCCAGCAGCTCGCGTGATTCTTCAGGTTTTAGACGGTCGCCAAAGTCGAGTGTCAGTGTTGCTTTCATGTTTTGTTATCCTAAAAGGTTGCTTTGTGCTGTTAGAGTGTCACAATAGGACAGTAGAGCAAGCGGAAAAAACCTTTTAGGACAAAAAAACTCGATTACCCTACCCGTCATGACAGGCACTCAACTCAGACACCTCCGCGAAAGCCGCGGCCTCACCCGCGAACAACTCGCCGCCGAGCTTGGCGATTGCACCGCATCCACACTCAACAAATGGGAACGTGAGATCAATCCCGTGCCCACTTGGGTCGAAGAAAAGATGCTTCGCACCTTGAAGGTCACCTTGCCCCTCGAAGAGCTGCACTGGCTGCTCGATGAGGCCATCACCACCGGCCAGTCCGCCGAAACCATCCTCGCCGATGCCCTCCGCCTCTGGCTCCACAACCGCCAAAAAACCGACTCAAAACAGAACGTAATCGAAGCCTCCAAAGACTTCACCAAGCCCAGTCAAAAACCACTCTACAGCGGCGGCGGCGCGGGCTACCACGATCTCTCTCAAGTCGCCGAAGAACACAGCAAATACCTCGATCAGTAACCCCATCCACATGAACTCCAATACCACTACCTCATTCGATTTCCAAAGCCTGCTCAATTATGCAGGTGCAGGCCTTGGCCTTGTTTTTTGGTTTATTATTATAGCGCTCGTCATCGCAACAATTTTTCTGCCGTTTTATGTGGTCAGCATTCACACACAAGTCCGTGCGATACGCCAGATCCTCCAACAAATCCGTGATCTCACAGCCGCTCAAAACCGCAAGCCCAACATCCCACAGCAGCCACGATAATCACTTTTACTGCTTCCACGCCCCTCTAACAAAAAAAGCCGCTCCACAGAGAGCGGCTTTTTCATGCCCAGATCACGGCCGCAAACTCCAAAACTGCTCCGCCTCCTTACGCGTTTTCAGCGCCCGATAATGCCGATGCAGCATTGCCGCGGACTCATGCCCCATTTGTGCTTGCAGCTTCGCCTCATCCTGGTGCAGCGAATAATGCATCGAGGCATACGTGTGCCGCAGCGCATTGTGCGGCCACTCCCCATGCACCGAAGGCACCCGCTCTTCCTTCACACCCTTCTCGTGCGATCCCACCGCCCACCCCAGCGACCGCCGAAACATCCGCCATCGCGCATCCCAATACTTTCCACAGATTGGCCCTTCCCGAAGTGATGCAGGCACTCCTGCCCGCAACCAGGCACACGCATTTACACCCAGATCCACCACCCGCCGCCGACGCGTCTTCGCCTGCGCACCCGCCACGATCACCGTCCCCTCATCCAGATCCACCGCCGCCCACGTTAAGCGCTGAATCTCCGCTGGACGCAATCCCCCGAACAACCCCAGCACCACAAAGCCCATCATCTCCGGTTTTTTCAATGCCCCACGCAGCAGCAGTTCACACTGCGCCACCGTCAGCGTCCCGATCTCCTCATCCCCCAGCCTAGCCTTCGCAATCTCCATCACTGGATGCTGAGTGCACAACCCCTCACGCATCGCCCACGAAAAAAACGCCCTCACATCGC